GCACATCGGCACCGGGCGGGGACGGCTCGACCGGATTCCACGCCGCGAAGGCGGTGCGGGATTGGGGCGTGCTGCACTACGGCCAGCAATACGGCAGCGTTCGGTTCGACCAGCAGTTCACCGGCACGCAAGAGAAAGCGTGGGGTCGGGACGGAATGCCGGATTCGCTGGAACCCTACGCGAAGCAGCGGCGGTGCTCCGAGGTCACACTCGTGCGGTCGTTTTCGGACTGCGAGAAAGCGATCTCCAATGGCTTTCCGATTGCCTTGTGCAGCACGAGGGGCTTCAGTATGCGGTTCGCGGATCGCGGATCGCTCGGCGGTGGGTGGCTCACGCCCGCTGGCACCTGGGCACATTGCATGATGGCGTGCTCGCTGCGTGTCGATCGCCCTGCGTTGCTCGTGGCGAACTCGTGGGGCAACTGCTACTCCGGTGCAGTCGATAAGCGGCTGCCCGAGGCGTTCCAGAAGTCGGCGGGCTGGGTCGATGCCGAAGTGATCGACTCGATGTGCAAGGGCGGCGACTCCTACGCTCTCGCAGGTTTCAGTGGCTTCAAGCCGACCGCACTTCCGAACGATTGGCTGGAGGGGATTCTTTGAACATTCGCTGGCTCATCGTGTTCGTGATCGCGTCGATCGGCTGCGTCGCTTCGCTGCCGACCGACCCCGGCATCTCTGCGGATCTCGCGGTCGAGACCGCCCGCATGGTGATCGCCAACCGGGCCGCACCGCCCGCCCCTACGCCCGACGCGGGACGTTGTGAAAACTGCAACGGCACCGGAAAGATCGGCGATGGAAGAATCGTTTTGCCTTGTGGGGAATGTGGCGGCGATGGAGTCAAGGGTGCAGAGAAGTCGGTGCTCCATCCTGCCGTGTTCGTTCCGTGCAAGGAGTGCAACTCGTGACGGTCGCGGATCTGAAGCTCTGGGTCTGGCGGAACGTCGGCATCCGACGGCACCTCGTGGGCCGTCAGGTGATCGATGACTTTACCGAGCTCGCCGTGCAGCACTGGGAGATCGAGGCGTACACGCACGCCGTCGATCCCGAGCAGCAAGCGGTCGTGACTGAGCAAGTGCTGAAGAGCGTCAAGCGGGGCTACCAAGTCGTGAGCGACAAGGAGCCGCAGGAGTACGGATTCTTCTGGGCACTCGTGCTCCAGGCGGTCGCCTCGATCGTGGTGCAACTCATCCTCCGGTGGTGGATGGAGAGCCGCATGAACAAGGTGCGGATGCTGGTCTGGCAACAGGAGCTCACGCGATGACTGACGCGGCGAAGGATACGCTCCTGTCGGTGCTGAAGGACTACGGTTTTTCAACCGTCGTGGCGTTATCTTGCCTCTACGTGGGGCGTCAGGATTTTCTGCTCCCGCTCGTGAAGGCTCACACCGCGTTCCTTGACAAGCTCGCGACAACTCAAGTCGAGATCGCCGAGGCGATGCAGGAGCAGACGCGGCTGCTCTACGCGTTGCAGCCCAGGACGGGCGAGAAAACGATGAACGTCGAACGCAGCGAGCCCGGCGACGGGCAGAACTGAGGGCAGCGCACATGGGGATGAACAATCGCACCTTAAGACCCAGGGCCAGCGGTCTCGACAAGGACGCGGCCACTTACCTGACGGCGGTTGCCACAGCGGATGGGCAGTCCGTGCAGCCGTCCGTGCAGAAGGCAATCAACAACTTCGTGAAAGGCTGCAAGCAGGATGGCATCTGGGATGCCATGAAGGCAGCGGTGATTCTGTGCGGTGCAAACAGCCTTGCCGGTGCATTGGTGCCGCTAAAGGGTACGGCCCCGACCAACAACAACTTCGTGGCTGGGGACTACACGCGGACAACTGGACTGCTAGGGAATGTCACTACCAAGTTCTTGAATAGCAACAGAGCCGGAAACGCAGACCCGCAGGATAGTTTTCATGTTGCCGTCTATGCGACCACGGTCGCTTCTGGCGGCGTCAGGGTGTACTCGGGCTCAGGGCTGAATGCTTCCGGGTCGTTCAACTTTTTTGTAGATGGTGGCACGGCGATCACCTTTCGCAACCGCACCGCTGGCTCTAGTTCATTTGCAGGCGGTGCGTCAGCTACCGGCCTTATTGGCACAAGCCGGGCCTCTAGTGCTTCTTATGTTTCTCGGGCTGGAGGAACATCGCAGACCAACACGGTTACAAGTGAAACGCCAGTCAGTCAAAACATCTTCATCTATGCACTGAACAACTCAGGCGCAAGTTTTCACGCCAACGCCCGCCTCGCGTTCTACAGCATTGGCGAGTCGATCGACCTTGCCCTGTTGGACACCCGTGTCTCGGCCCTCGTCACTGCTATCGGAGCGACCTGATGCCAGGAGAACTGCCGGAGTCCCCAGCAAGCGTGGCCGACCTGCTGGCCCACCTGCCGCTGCCCTACAGTTACGCTGTGCGGTGGGGTCTGGTGTTCAATGCCGCCCTCGCCGAGCGATTGTCTGAGGTGCAGGCCGAGAACCCGTCGCAGCATTACGCACGCCCGACGCTTCTGACTAACGGCTCATACCTCTTGGGCGGCGACCTGCTCTCCGAGGTCGGCCCTGGCGGGCTATACGCCACAGGTTTCGCTCAGTTGGATGCCAATCGGTTCAGTGAGATTCTTGTCGTGCCGTGGTCCGAAGCAGTTGCCATGTTGCCGCCATCACCAGTGCGACCTTAGCCCCACAGTGTGACGCCATGCACGGCATCGAGCTCACCAACCACCTGCGGCTGCTCTCGGGCTACCACCTGGGCACCGATCTGATCGACCGGCTTACCGCAGCCGAGCGGTTCCAGCGTCAGCAACGCGAGGCACTCGCCCAGGCGGCCGACGAGATCGAGCGACTCACGGCAGAACTGCAAGCCAAGCAGGCCCAGCCCGTAGGCTAGAAGCAACGGCCACGAGTCGGGCCTGACCCGCGCCACCACGAGGTAACACCATGTCCGAAGTTCGCATCAAGCGTCGCGTTCGCACGATCTCCCTGACCCTCGGCACCGCGACCGCAGCGGCCACGGTCTTGCGACTCGATGACATGGCTGGCGGGATCATCTCGGTCGGCACAATGGCGACCTCGGCATCGACCCTCCAGATGTTCGGGGCTACCGATGAGGCTGGCCCCTATCGTCGCGTCTTCGGGGCGGATGGCTCTGCCGGGGATGTGACCCTCGCACCGAGCACCGCCGACGGGCGGATCTACTCACTGCCCGATGCCGCCTATGCTCTGCCCTACGTGCGGATCGTGAGCGGCAACACCTTCGCGACCGCTGTGCCTGCGACGGTGGTGCTCAAGAGCTAGGCGTGCCAAGTCGCATACCCACCCACAGGCCGCTGCGTCTCCGCTCCGCTTCCATCCAGGCGGCAGAGCACACGAGGCCAAACGCGGCAGCCCGTGGGTACTGCGACTCGCGTCACAAGGCGTGGCGGCTCGCGGTGCTGACCCGTGACGCGTGGCAGTGTCAAGACTGCGGGCGTGTGTGTGCCGATCGACGCGAGGCCCACGCTGACCACACCTCGCCGGTCGTGCATGGCACCGAGGTCTGTCGCGATGGGCGATCGCGGTATGACGTAGCCGGTGGTCGCTGCCTCTGCGTGCGATGCCACAGCCGGAAAACGAACAAAGAAAGTCGCTCGCAAGCAACGTGAAAATCCGTACACTTCCATCTCCACAAGGAGGTGGCGAATGGCGTGCATGAAGTGCGGGTCGGATTGGGTGACGCTCAAGGGTAAGGACATGGTTTCCTGCCCCGAGTGCTGCAAGCAGCAACGGTGCAAAGCGAGGAAGCAGGGCAGGCTGCCAGCCAAAGAATGCAGGCGGTGCGAGCGGTGCGGCTGCGAGTTCACGGCCAACGGCGGCAATGCCATCAGGCACGCGCGGCATTGCTCGGCTTGCTCTGAGGCTGCGAGGCGGGAATACCTCCAGGCCCGCAAGGACAAGATCAAGTCAGGTGAGTGGAGCCCGAAGCCGCAGAGGAAACTCAAGGGCAGGAAGTGCGTGCGGTGCGGATCGCACCTCAACTGCAAACAGAGTAAGTATTGCGGTAGTGACTGCTACAACGCTGCCAAGAAGGAAGGCATGCAATCTTGGGATCGCACTCGACAGCTAGAGTCGATCTGGCATCGAGGCGGGCGATGGGCATGTGCTCCATCGCGAAAGCCGATCCAAGAGATGCGGCACAATATGCACGCGTTCCTGCGGAAAGTCAGTCGGCTTTACGAGTCAGCCCGAGACATCAGCAGCCCTTGCGAGATATGCGGCAACTCTACCTATGGGCCGCAGGCGCGGTTCTGCTCGATGGCGTGCCTGAGCAAATCAGAGAGTCAAGTTGCGTGCTTCAAGTGCGGGAGCCTGTGCATTGCACGCGGCGTGTCGCGACGCAAGATGTGCGACAAGTGCTTGGTAGAAGCAAAGAGGAAAGAGCGAAAGATTGAGAAGCGAGAAAAGGGAACGTATCGCAAGCGGTGCCGAAAGTTCGGCGGGAACTACGTTGCAGGCGTTACGCGACGCAAGGTGTTTCAGCGAGATGCTTGGCGATGTCATGTATGCAAAAAGAAATGCTTGAAGCACTGGGCGAACAACCACCCGATGGAAGCGACAGTCGATCATCACCCCATCCCTCTCAGCAAGGGCGGCGATCATGACTGGCACAATGTCAGATGTGCCCATCGCAAGTGCAACTCAGAGAAGCGAGATCGCTGGGACGGTCAGCGAAGGCTTGCGTTCGCGCACGGTTGAGTATCCCCCCGCAGGGAGGGTAGGGTTTGGAGCAGTCGGCATCTGTCAGGAAAACCAGAAGTTCCTATGGGGAGGGGCGAGCGGGAGTAACGGCAAGGGGGTAGGTCTGCCGCCGCCGCCGCCCGGTTTTTGAGCCGCACAAAACAGCAGCCACTTTTGAGGTCAGTCATGGGAAGACGCGGGCCGAAACCGATACCGACCGAACTGAAGATCCTTCGCGGGAATCCCGGCAAACAGAAACTGAACGCCGACGAGCCGCAGCCGCCGACCGATGGCATCACGATGCCGCCGCACCTCGGCGAAGTCGCCGCCGCCCGGTGGCACGAGTTGCTGCCCATGCTCCAGGCGACGCGGGTGATGACGCGGGCCGATGTCGAGGCACTCGCCCGCTACTGCGATACGTGGGAGTGGTGGCTTGCGGTGCGGGTGAAACTGAAGAAGGAAGGCGACACGTACCCGATCCTCAATGACGGCGGCGAGATCAAATACATCGCACAGAGGCCCGAGGTCTCGATCGCTCACAAGCTCGCCGGGCAACTGCGTCAGTTGGAGTCTGACTTCGGTCTCTCGCCTGCCGCCCGAGCCTCGCTGAAGGTGGAACCGGATGCCAAGGCGGAAAGCGCAATCGACAAGTTCCGCGCCCTCCGCGATGCCCGCAAGGCGTCGGGCTGAGTGGGTCGCGGGCTACCGCTACGATCAAGACGCCGCCGATCTGGTGGTCGGATTCTTGGAGTCGGTGTGCTGCCACACAAAAGACTCCCCGACCGCCAAGGCTGGCGAGCCGATGCGGCTGCTCGATTGGCACAAGCAGGATGTGATCGAGCCGCTCTACGGGTGGCGAACCGAGGAAGGGCTGCGGCGGTATCGGCTCGCGTACATCGAGGTTCCCAAGAAGAATGCGAAGTCAACGCTCCTCTCGTGCCTCTCGATCTGGCACTTGCTGATGGAGGGCGAGGGCGAGCTCGGGTGCATCGCGGCGAAGGATCGCAATCAAGCGGCGATCATCTTTGACGAAACCGCCGCGATGGTGAAGCGGTCGCCCGAACTGGCAGCGTCGCTCGAAGTGGTCGATTCGCGGAAGACGATCGTCTGCCAGCAAACCGGATCGAGCCTGCGGGTGATCTCGCGAGATGCCGGGGCGGCGGAAGGCCCGTCCTACTCGTTCGTCTTCTGCGACGAACTGCACGCGTGGCCCGACCGGCGGCTATTCGAGGCACTCCGCTATTCGGGCCGCTCCAGGCGCGAGCCGCTCCTCGCGACGATCTCAACGGCGGGCGATCGGCGTGACACGATTTGCTGGGAGCAGCACGAATATGCCGAGTTGACCGCTGCCGATCCGAACTACGATCCCCGCTTCTACGGGAAGATTTTCGGAGCGAGAACCGATGGGAGCGAGGACTACTTCGACCCGGCGGTGTGGCGGCGGGTGAATCCCGGCATGGGCATCACCATGACCGAGGAATCCTTCGCGGCGGATGCCCGCGAAGCGAAGAACAAAGCGACCAAGCTCAACGGCTGGCTCCGCTACTCGCTCGGGGTGTGGACTGAGAGCACGAACCGCTGGCTCGATCCCGAGAAGTGGGCCGCGTGCTCGGGTGGCCCGACCTCGCCCTTCGCTGGGCGGAAGTGCATCCTCGGGATGGATCTCTCGAAGAGCACCGACCTCTCCGCGATGGTCGCTCTCTTCCCGTGCGAGGGTGACGAGTTCGAGGTCGATGCGATGTTCTGGGCTCCCCGCGATCTCATCATGGAGCGGGAGCGAACCGACCGCCAGCCGTTCCAGCACTGGGTGACCTCGGGGTACATCACGGCAACCGACGGGAACGTGATCGACCACTCGAAGATCCGCGAGTACGTCTTGGAGTACGCGAAGACGCACCAGATCGAGCACATCTACATGGATCTCACCGGGGCGGTGCAGCTTGCCGTGGAACTGCAAGGAGCGGGGCTGAAGGTGGCAGGATGGAGCCAAGGCTTCCGAGGCATGAGCTCGGGTACGAAGAGGCTCGAATCGCTGGTGCTTCAGAATCGCATCCGCCACGGTGGCAACCCAGTGCTCTCGTGGATGTCGGCGAATGTGACGGTGGAGACGAACTCGTTTGAGGACGTTCGGCCGGTGAAGAAGAAGAGCACGGGCCGCATCGACGGGATCGTGGCTCTGATCTTCGCCCTGGGTGGCTGGGAGTCATCGCAGATCACCAACAAGCCAGCCACCGAACCCTCCATCCTGCTCATATGATCGCCCCAACCGCTCGCATCTTGTGGCTCCCCGGCGAAGACTCCCGCAACTGGGATTACGAGTCTGGCGGCTGGGCTGGCGGCAACCGCAACCCGAGCGGCGTGAAGGTAGACGCCGAGACGGCACTCCGCTCGACGGTTGTGCTTGCGTGCATCCGCGTGCTCTCGACCAGCGTCGCCGGGCTCCCGCTGCATCTCTACCGGCGGCTGTCGGGTGGCGGGAAGGAGATCGCCCGCGAGCATCCGCTCTATCGGCTCCTGCACTCGCAGCCGAACTCGTGGCAGACCTCGTTCGAGTGGCGTGAGCAGATGATGCTGCACTTACTCTCGCACGGGTTCGCCCTTGATGAGAAGGTCTACACGGGCGGGGCGATCAGCGAGATCGTGCCGCTGCACCCCAGCCGCGTGAAGACCGAGCAACTCGAAAACAACCGCCTGCGGTACACGTACCGCGAAGCGTCGGGATCTTCGACGGTCTACACGCAAGACGCGGTGATGTCTGTGCGTGGGATGAGCGATGACGGCGTGAACGGGATGAGCACGATCGAGCTTGCCCGCGACGCGATCGGGCTGGCTCGGGCGTGCGAGATCCACGGGGCGACGTTCTTCGGGAATGGTGCCCGGCCGGGCGTGATCCTCTCGACCGATCAGATGCTTTCGCCCGAGGCTGCCGAGAACACGCGGAACCAGTGGGAACGAGCTCATCGCGGGCCGGATCGCAGCAACCGAACGGCGGTGCTGCAAGGTGGGCTCAAGGTTTCGGAACTCGGCGGGAACAACCAAGAGAGCCAGTTTCTTGAGGCTCGCCGCTTCCAAGTCGAAGAAGTGTGCCGCCTCTTCGGCGTGCCGCCGCATCTCGTGGGCGACCTCACGCGTTCGTCGT